GCATTATGCTCGCTGACATAGTTTGTGGTAAACTCTGCCGCATCCTGCAAGCGTTTGTCGAACAATGAGGGATCTAAAATACTCTGACAGCGTACAAATGTACCTGCATCACTGAGCATCATTTCTAGATAAAGTTTCTGGATATCGTATCCGTAATCTGTGTTTTGTCTGGTAGCCATATACTAGTATTATATACTAAAGAGTTATAAAAATCAACGGAATATTGGAATTCCATACTTGTTTTCCCACCGATCTGCATCTAAGTGAGTGTTTACAATCGGTTCGCCTTTGATGTTCAAACTGGTATTAACCAGTAAAGGACATCCTGTTTGAAAATACCATTCTAACAGCAATGCATGAAACTCTGGATTATCCTCTTTGGTAACAGTCTGTACACGACTAGTACCATCCAAGTGTACAATGGCTGGATATAGATCTGGTCGCAGACATTTCACAGCATATTGCATATACGGTGTTGATCCAGTGGGCATATCAAAAATTTTGTCAGCATATTCTGCTAATACCGCTGGAGCAAAAGGTCTAAAGTCTTCTCGCTTTTTGATAGCATTGAGTCTATCTTTTACCTCAGGACCTCGAGGATCTGCAATCAAACTTCTATTACCAAGCGCACGTGGACCATATTCTGCTCGTCCTCTTGCAAGTCCACAAATTTTATTTTCTAACAGGTATTTGACAATTTGATCATTACTGGTATGGTAACCCATGTCATAGCCTAAATAAGGACCTGGCCAATGGATATGCTTGCGTTTATCTGCTAGTACTGCGCCAACTGCACTGCCTGCATCACCAGGATTAGGCATAATCCAAACATTCTTAAAGTATGTGTATGCATCAGCATTGGCCACACAGTTCAATGCACAACCACCCATTAGAACAAGATTAGTACAACCAGGATTTAGTCTAACTGCATCTTGTAAAATTTTATGAAAGATTAATTCATAGACATGTTGTGTACCTGCGGCAATGTCATAACGATCGAAGTCTGCAATTAGATCTGGACGCCAGTCTTTACAGCCTTTGTGTAAATTTTGTTTGAAACGTATGCCATGTTCGCTGGGATGATAAAAATCTACAAAGTCTGCAATGATATCTCCGCTAAGGCGCAATGGGTCGCCCAGTGCGGCCATTCCCATAAGGATATATTCTTCTTCGTTGGCTTTTAATCCAATTCTATCAGTCATAGCACTATACCAAAGTCCTACGCTGTCAGGATAATTTTGACTCCATAACTTTTTAAGTTTGTTGCCCTTGCCTTGCCAAACACTGATAGTTTCAAATTCGCCGATAGAGTCAATTACCACCACAGTGGCATTGTCAAATGGACTTGTATAATATCCTGCGGCGGCATGACTTTCGTGGTGCCACTTATAAGTAATGGGCGCACGAATATTAAACTTACGCAAATAGTCTTTGACATTGTTTTCGCTGAACTTCCAACCTTGTCCGGCAAATAATTGTCTAAAAGATTTAGACCACGGATTCTCGTACCATACTACACGATCTGGTTCACCGTATTTGTCCTTTAGTTCATTGACCATTACTAGGTCAAGGTCGCCGTCATTTTTTACACGACTGTATCTTTCACTGTGGCTTGCGTATACTAATTGATCATCGGCAAACACAGCAATGGCCGCATCATGACTGTTTGCACTTATGCCCCATGTAATCATTTGTAGATAAAAGGATCCCGTTTACGTAATTCTTCTAAGCGTTTTTTTAATCTGCGTTGTTTGCGTCGTTCAGCAAACCAGTCTATGATTCTTTTAAAGAAACCCATTGCTTCATCCTTAATTTTACTTTTAGTTCGTTTGTTTCTATACCGTCCATGATACTTTTAATTGTCCATAGACGTCCATATTTACGCACAGCATCGTTACTGTCTTTGATATCTTGGTGCCAATCTGGAAGGCTTACTTTCCATTTTAAATTTAATGCTTGTTCAATGGTTCTAAGTCCGTCTTGGTCTCTATCTGGCACTAACACAGGTGTCATGCCTAGTCGATTAATCAACATAGCCTGTTTGTCCATGATTTCTGCGCCAAGTATAGCAACACCATTGATGCTTAGTGCGTCCATAGGACCTTCTACGACTACAACATATCGTTGGTCGTCGGCCCAATCTATAGGTCGTTGATTGTCTAGGTTAAAAACATAACCAGGAGTTTGGTCACTGATATATTTAGGTTTACCTTCTATGACTTTACGTGCGGTATTGCCTACAATCCTGCCTTCGTATCTAAACGGTATGATAACTCTTTCAGCAAGACCAGCCAAAGGTGTCCAATAAAAATCATCTAGCGGATTAAATCCTCTAGCAACAATATAATCAACTACTGTATCAAAGGTTGCTCGTAGTCTTGGGTCAAACTGATCTAAATGATTAATCCATTCTTCTATGGGCATTGCACCTTCAGGTAATGATTTGTCGTCAAACTTAGGTAATGTAATTTGCTCAAGGAACTCTGTGTCTTTTTGAATACGTAGAGCATCTAATGTTAGTTTATTGATAATATCATCGGGAGTGCCAAACCAACTTAACAGTTGACGCATCTTTCTAGTAAGATGTCTGCCATTTACATAACTGGCTTTGAAACCGCAGTTAAAGCAATGATAACTACAACCTTCTGCATTTCGAATTATACCTCCACGAGCACGAGTATCCGGAGTATTGCCGTTGTGAGAACAGCAGACCGCGTTGAACTTAGTCCAACCACTAGGTGTCTGTTTTCGTTTTGCCGGAAGGTACGAATAGATTGCGTCTACAATATCCATGTAGACATTTTAGTTTCTTATTGTAATTTTGTCAATAGAACTGGCAGAATTAGTAGTACTTGCCTGTACATTTCGGTAGTATCCATTGCCTGTGGCTGTTCCAGTCCAAGACAGTGACATAGAGTTGATAGAGCCCAAAGGATACTCGTTGACCGATCCAATAGTAATAGTCAAATCATTAACACCGTCGTCGCCACCTAAGCGACTTCCTTTGATAATAACTTGATCACTTGGGCGATAGTTTTGGCCTCTGTTAATTACAGAAACCAATTCATATACACCGTCTACTACTGTGATATTAAAGAACGCACCGAATCCCGGTCCAGGGCCGCCGTGCATAAATCTTACATAACGGTAATCACCTTCGTAGGTCTTAGTTAAATCAATTCTAGTGTCCCAATCTTCTAAACGTACCCAACGTCCTGTAGGATCTGTGCTTTTATCTTTGGTAGCATAGACTTCGATGATGTCTTGGTAATCGCCTTCGAATGATACTTCCATTGCACGTTGCGGTGCTGTACTGTAATCGTCATTGATTATTGTACCAAAGTTTCCAATTTCGCTGACGAAACGTTTTCTATCAAACTGCCAAGCAAATACTGTAAGTTCTTCTACAAACTCTGTAGGCTCATTAAATCCATCAAGTATCTCAGCAGTTAAAGACAAGTTAAAGTCTGCATCACTGTATAGTAATCTTTCACCGTCGGCATTTCTTAAAAATGCGGCAAATGTTAAAAGTTGCGGATCTAATTTTTCAATTAAATCTTGTGTTACTACTATGCTTAACAGACCTGGCTTTCCTAGCATAGGTTGTCCTGTTACTGTGAACACGTTCTTTCGTTCTGCATCAAAGAACTTAACAACAACTTCATAGCCCATAACATTGTCTCGGCGGTTGTCGCTGTTCCTAACTTCGAACTCTATGGTATTATCAATACCTTTGTAAATTTTAACTTTTCGTTGATACACTTGTCTTAACTCCGTGTTGAACCCAGCCACATCTGTAGTAACTTTAATCCGATTTGGTACTAAATAAAATGAAATTTTTTGCATTGTAATTAACAATCTCTTAAGTGTATTTATGGTAAAACTAACGGAAGATATAAGAGCAAATTTCCCATTTATTTCAGTGGTTCACTACGGTGGGCTAGAATACGTGGGTATTGTCATAAACCAAGATCAGTATGTCACTAGCATGTTTGACTACGAACTCTTGCGTACAGACGAAGATCGCAAGGTTTTTCTTGAACTAGGCGAAGCATGGTGGTGGGAAAGTAATCGTACTATTCCTATCACAATTTACATGCGAGCAGAAATGGAGCCTTACCGTTACGCTATAAAAACCATGAATACCAAAGATGTTGATATTGTGTTTGGCCCAACTGTTAATTTAAACAACATTGCAATCAAGCGTGTAAAACGCAAAATGATACAACTAGTTAAGCCGGGCAAGCGTTAACTATAACCGTAACTAATTTGTTCGCAGATCATATTCATCTGCACTACTACAGCCTGAGCATAAGCCACTGCATGGGCTTTCTTAAAGAAGTACTCACCGTTCTCTGGCTTGGTCCAAATCTCCTGACCAATCTCCGTCCAAGTCTTCCCAACTAGGTGCCTCTTTGCTGGGCGGATCAAAGCGAGACACATTGCCAATTCTTCTATACTTGATGGTTTCATCTGCTTCATCAAGTAGCCATGCCCATTTACGTGGAATAGTAAATCCGTGAAACTGTCGTCTTGTAGTAGATCCCATAGTGGTTCCTGATTCATTAATTGAGTGAGGTGCTCTTCACTTTTTACACCTTCGTAGATACCTACGTTCAAAAAATCAACTTTAAAATAACCTCTATCTTCTGCTTCTTTATAATCTATTGTACTTATGTTAGTCCTAGCATCTCTAGGTATGCTGGTAAAGTATACGCCAGTGTTATGCTTTTTAATATCTGTGTCTTCTTTACGTGCGGCCACAGCGTGTTCAAATAATTCTAATGCCTGTTCTCTGTTAGCAAAGTCAATGTCGATATCTGGCATTATAAATTTCCTTCCTTGACTACTTCTGCTACTAACTGCAAATCTAATGGATACTTTTTAAATCTGCTCTTCCAGTAATCTGGGTCCATGACTTCAAAAATAATACTTAACTGCTCGTCGTTGAGTCTGCTCAACATTTCTCTGCCTGTGGTGCAGTTTAATACTAGCCATGGAGTAACCTTGCCATCTTTGATATCGTAGACTGCACGATTTAAACTTACATACTTAAAATAATGATTCCATTGACTGTTATTTGCATCTGCCCAGTCCATCATAGTTTTAATACTGCGTTGTATAGCAACCTCGGCAGGTTCCTTTTTAATAAAGTCTAAAACATATTTGTAGTAAAGTTCTTCTCTACACCAGTGATCTAATTTAACTCCACTGGTAACAATAAAGTCAATGTATCGATCTGGATACAAAGGATTTACGTTGCTGAGGAAACTACCAAACTTAACAAAGGCATTGTAGTAAGGACTACGAGCAAATTCGTCGTAGGTCTTAATGTTCTTTGCCTTTTGTGTCAGTTGGAAAAACCTTACATAGGTCTGATAACCCAAGATGACATGCTTCTCGTCCTTGGCTAAGAATCTACGTTTTTGTTCGCACATGTGAACAGCCAGGGTGTTTTCTTTCATAAACCCTGCGCCGCAATGTTGACACGAATATGGTTTTTCTACTGAAGTCAATTTAATAGAAATTCCTTTTTTCTTTTGGAACACGTCTAAGTTCATACAAGTTTCTTAATTGCATTATCATCCATGCCCATGTTCTTGGCATACTCTTTTATATCACTCTTTGTGGTCATTTGTGCCAACAAGTCGAGTTCATCCTGTTTCATGTTAGGATACATTTCTTCCAGGACCTTGTGTACTTTACTATCGCCGCCTTTGGGCTTAAACTTAATATATTCGTGAAAGTAATCTTTCTTTCCGTTACCAGTCATGCAAACAAGATACCAAAGTAATTTAGGATGCTTGGTTAATTGAAAGAAGTTCTTGTTGTAATATTCGTTGGTTTTTACAACAGCCATACCTTGTAAATCTGTGTCAGAAGTTCTAACGTCAGACGCATACCTTAACAACAGATAAAAACTTATTTGCTTTTTCTGTTCGTCCGTGAGAGTATCCCAGAGATCTTTTGCTCTGTAATCTATTGCACCAGTTTCGTCTGCTATCGTTAGTTTATTGCTCATTTTTCTTAATCAAGTTATGTATTAGTATAGCACGATTCAAGACCTTTTGTAAAGCAGGATTGGTCTTTGCAGTTTCCCTAATGCTTTTCCAAAGTCTTGTTTCTTTTGATTCAATGTAAGTCTTGCGACCATCTCCGGGTCTGTTTGGATCATAGTCCCAACCAACGGCAAATCGTGTGCTAGGATCTGCACCAAACTCTCTAGCGTAGGTTACACCGTCTGCTCGTTCATAGATATATGCTACACCTGGCTTCAGTTGACCCATGTTTTTCCTTTGAACTCATCTAAAAAATATTCTTTCTGATTGCACCAGTAGTCTGTAAAAATTACATCTCCTGGTCCAGTCAGCATTGTAGTAACTACCACACACTTCTGTAACCAAATGTGCTTGCCGCTTAGAAAGCAACGTCTAGGCATCAAACAACGCTTCACTGTTTTACCAATGCGGCGTCGTCTAAAATCGTTCATTAGTGCGTCTTGTGGCATTACAGTAACTTAAAGAAGTCTATGATTTCACATTGTCTACTGATGTCTTTGGTAAAGAATGCACACATTGGTTTAGTGCCTTCTGTTAGCGGTACACTTAGTAATTGGTTATTTTTCATTTTAGGAAAATACCATTTTACATCATTGTAAACATTTACAATTTCAATCTTTCCGTATTCATGTTTAAATGCACTTAGTGGATTAAAGAGGAATGCCTCGAAGCCTCTGTCATTTAAACTTGTCAGTGGCATTACTTCAATTTCACTGCCACACTCACTGTCTGCTACTGCAATGCTCCAATCAATGGGCATGATGATTTCATTTTGTCCTATTCTCATAACCATTGCTGGACTATTAAAACTTTCCAGGAATATCAATGGCATGAAAAAGAAATCAGGGTTCGTTGGATCGTTATTGTCAAGGACTGAAAATCTAATATCGTCCTCAACTTCATCCGGCATTTTTGATAAATCAAATGTCTTATTATCTAGTGTTAGTATCAACATACTTTCTCCGTTATTGCCAAGTTACTTTCTCTATAGAGAATGGGTACTTGGCTTCTTTATAGAATTTCTTACGCTCCGTGAGGTGCCTTTTAGCGTACTTGCATGTTGACGTAATGTCCCATATTTGTACAAAAT